TATTCGTTGACTCTGGTGCGTTCTCTGCATACACCAAGGGAAAAGAAATCGACCTCGATGACTATATCGCTTACCTGAATGCGAACGGTAGCTATTTCAACGTCATGGTTCAGGTAGACTACATTCCCGGTAAGTCAAATGTCGTTCAGGACAGACAGGTTTATCTTGATGCACCTAGAATATCTTGGGAGAACTTCCTTCATATGAGAGAGCGTCTGGATAAAAGTCTGTGGGATAGATTTATTCCTGTTTTCCATGAAGGTGAGGATTTTAAGTGGCTTGAGAATATGCTGAACTATCGAGATGCTGATGGTAATCCGCTTGCATATATCGGTATATCACCTCATACAGAAACAACCACAGACAGACGTCTTGTGTTCTGTAAGGAAGTGTTCCGTCGTATTAAGCGACTTAATCCACAGGTTAAGACGCACGGATTCGGTATGACCGCATTGAATATTCTGCAGTATATCGACTTTACATCGGTTGACTCTACGACATGGTTGAAGGGCGCAATCTATGGAACAATTTTAGTCCACAGACACAACAAACTTGCCGCTATGAACGTAGGTGAAAGAACTACCGGTGCTGCAGACCACTTCTGTTGGTTAGGTGCTGACGCTAAAGATGAGGTTTGTCGACTAATCGAGGACGCAGGATTCTCTACTGAGAAACTCCGAAAGATTGACCCGACTCGTGAAAACGACATTCCTGACGACGGAGAACCTGATATCACCAACAGCATTGCTATGCGTCAGATGTTCAATGCTGCTAGCATGATTCGTTATCTTGAGACCACAGATTTCCTGGGCTTACCTAAGTCGGCTCGTCGAATTGGTCTCTGATACGTCTATAGCACAACTTCGTTTTCACGAAGTTGTTGTGTTATAATATAGATACAATGTTAGTCACGCACGTTACCGCGGACCGTGTAGTGGAGTACATTGGGTCTTGCTTACCATTGTAAATCAAAGACAAAAGTAAGAAAACCAAAAACCAAAAACCAAGCGTAAAAACCAAGAAACCAAAGATTTTGAAATCAGAAAGGAAGATTTTTATGGCACGCTATACAGCGGAAGAGTCCAAGTCCATGGAGTACCAGGGCGCCGAGACTTTCAGAATTGAAAAGGATGGCGGCAAAGCTCAGGTCGTATTCCTCTACACAGATGAAAAGAGCGTTGACGGCTGGTCTTGTCACAGACTGCCTGGTGCGAACTATTACACCTACACTGTTGACTGTCCGAGAGGCCCGAAGGACGAGGTTGATATATGTCCAGCATGCAAGGCTGGTGAGCCTCTGTCTACTCGTGTGTTCGTCCTCATGCTTGATGTTACATCAGGTAAGGTTATGATTTGGGATAAACCGGCATCATATCGAAAGGAAATCACAAGCCTTATGAGCTACTACAAACCTCTCTATAAGCAGAAGTTTGAAATTACTCGTGAGGGTACAGGTCTCAATACCAAGTATCGCACAATGCCTATCGGCGACAGCGGTCTTACAGAGGAGCAGTACAAGGAGTTCCTTGACAAGGCGAATGAGGTATGCAACGATTATGTTCGTCCTATCGATAAGTACGATGAAATCAAAGCACGCTCGGTAGCAGCTCAGGCAGAGCAGGTCCAGGTTGACGCTCAGCAGGGACAGCAGGCTCCCCAGCAGAATGCGTGGGGTCAGAATATGCCTCCCCAGGGTCAAGCCGGTTGGGGTGCTCCCGCTCCTCAGCAGCAGTGGGGTCCTCAGAATCAGGCTTCCCAGCAGTGGAATCAGCCTCCCCAGGGTATGCCGCAGAATCAGGCTCCCCAGGGTATGCCGCAGCAGACAGCTCCTCAGAATCAGCCAGGTGGCTGGGCTCCTCAGGGTCAGGCTCCTCAGCAGAATGGCTGGGGTTCAACTCCAAACGGTGCTTGGCAGAATAACCCGCAGAACTAATCAATAAAGGAGTAAGATAGATGATTTGTAAGAAGACTAACCTGGATACAGCTCTCGCAGCTGTATCCGAAGGTTTAACACCTAACTCATACGTTATCCTCGCACAGACTGTTACCTTGCACGTTGCAGACGGTAACCTGTATCTTATCACTGAACCTGATGATGGTGAGGTTTGGTACAGTGCGAAGGTGGGTGCAACTACTGAAGCGTTCCCGACAGTTTCAGTCGACGGTGCGAAGTTCAGCAAGGCAATCTCCTACTGTGGAGAGTCTGTCGAGCTTACTGCTACCGAAGATACCCTGATTATCAAGAACGAGAAGGGAACCCTGAAGCTTCCGATTCTGGTGGACGATGCAGGTCAGCCGGCAGTTCATGAGTTCTTTACTCACACTGGCAATCAGCTTAAGGTTGACCACCTCAACCAGATTAAGATGCTCACCGGCACATTATCCAAGACTATGGACAGCATCGCAGAGCGTTGCATCTATACAGATGCTGAGTGTTCTTTTGCAACTGATGATATCAACATCAGTAAGGGCGACTCACTTATCAACGAGCCAATTCTTCTCTCTGCTCGTATGATTAGCTACTGCACTAAGCATTCTGATGTTCAGATTTATGACGCCGGCGACGAATTCTTCTGGTTCGTTTCACCTGAGTCTGGTGCATCTGCACGATTCTCTAAGGTGTTCCAGGACTTCATTCCTCAGTTCCCGCTGGAGAACCTTAAGCAGGAGTTCGCAAATCCGGTTCAGAATTCTGTTACCGTCGACATGGCATCCTTCCTTAACTCCATGCAGTTCCTTGCTATCGTGGCTGACTCAGCTAACGATTATAGCGTTACGGTTTGTCAGGAGACTCCTGACGAGCTCATTCTCAAGTGTGCAGACAGCATACAGAAGGTTCCTTGTAAGTCCGTCAAGGGTGAGGGACCTTGGTCTATCGAAGTTGACTGTCTGAGTGCTAATGCACGTTTTGCACCTTATGACGGCATGGTTCAGCTCGATGTATATGAGAGCCAGCTTGCCTGTGTGGGACCTGTAACTACTTCTATCGGTCTTATCTCCTAATGGCAGATAATCTCGGTAAGGTCTGGGAAGACATCGTCGAGGAGTGGTTGCTTCAGAACAAAATCTGTTACGACCGCATCCCCGACCAGATGTCGGGTAGAAAAGGTTCTAAGAATGTGTGCGATTATGACGCATACATATACCCGCACATTTATTACATAGAATGTAAAGAGTGTGCTTCCCCTAGATTCAATATGCTCCAGAACATTGATGAATATCAATGGATACATATGCTGGAGAAGGACTTGATTCCGGGAGTAAGGGCTGGGTATGTAATTTGGATGTCAGGAGAGCAGAGAGCCTTCTGGGTATCACCACTCACATTGGACTTGTATTACTCCGCGGGTAAGAAGTCAATCACGGTGGATGATTTGGAAGTAAGCGGTGTGGAACTAAAACTCTACATGAAGCGAACTTGCTGGCATTTAGAAACGTGCTTAGATGTAGTTGAAGAATATTTGGCACAGGTGAACTGAACACATCGGTTCACCTGTGTTTTATTTTCGCCCGCACTGCTTAATTGCTACAACCATGATACATACAATGGTCATGCGTAATCACTGCATTTAAGCAAATCACGTTACTTCGGTTACAAAGTTCAAAATCGTGTATAATATGTATATAATAAACACCAAGGAGGTAAGATATGCGAAATCTTGCTGCAATATATCGACCTACTCGACTAGATGATGTAGTCGGTCAGGATTCTGTGAAGAAGGTACTGCGTGCTCAGCTCGACAATAAACCCAAAGCTGCTCAGCTTTTCGTGGGCAGTGCAGGAACTGGTAAGACGACTTGTGCTCGTATCTTTGCCCACGAACTCAACGGACAGTCTAATATCTACGAAATCAATGCTGCTGATAATACAGGTGTCGAAGGTGTGCGTAAGATTATTTCAGACGCTCGTCACAAACCTATAGGCACGAAATATAAGATATTCATTCTTGACGAGTGTCACATGCTGACAGTCCAGGCATGGAATGCCCTGCTGAAATTGGTCGAAGAACCACCGGATTCCGTTGTCTTGTTGTT